AGTAACAGGGACAGAAGTCTCGTTAAAATCTTCAACATTCAATGCCGGGCCCAGCGTACCAATGAAGCGTCCGGGTCTGCGAACATTCACAGTATTGCCGATCTTGGCCCCAACGACCGCGAACTGATCGTCATAGTCTCTAGTGACTTCTGCCGTGAACGTCAACTCATTTTCTAAAACCATCAATGCTTCATTGGTGATTTTTGATATCGTAAGCAGATTATTTGCCATGATTCATTCCTTTAAAAATAAAAAAGTCTTTACCTAATCTTCTTAGCTAGTCGTGCTTCTTTCCATTGCTGGTAAGTTCCGTGGAACTCGCCATTGCTGTCCAGATTGTTATCCGTAGCAGCAGAAGTAGCACGAATAGGACTAATCGGTTTCGGTGCGTTTGATTTAGTCGCAGCTTTCACTTCTTCTTGAGGGGCTTTCTCAAGCCTGGCCTCTATCTTCCCAATTTCTCTAAGAGCACCAATTGACGTTAACTTACTGAGCTTTTCAGCCACTTCAGGATTCTCTGCCAAGTGATATAGGATTCTTGGGCCTAAGTCACTCTCGAAAATCGCATCTCTCACTTGGTCGCTCACAACGACTTCGCTAGACGCTATCATGTCATCGTAATCAGGCAATTCTTTCTTGACTTCGCTTTGGCGTTTGTTCCACTCTGCCATTGTTTTGGCACGTTCGTCATTCGCTTTGCGGTCAGCTTCTTGCCTATCACGCTCTTTCAATGCTCTATCAGTTGAAAACTCTGCCAACGCCTTTGCGTACTCAAACGCATCTTGGAATTGGTCAGGTCTTGGTTCTTCGTCTGAAATAGCTTTAGGGGCTACTTTAGCTTCTAACTCCCTCAACCTATTTTCTAAGTCACTAGCTCGTTGGCGCTCACGATCAGCATCTGCTCGTGCCATCTCACGTTGCTTAGTTATCTCAGAAAACCTTTTTTCGAGCTTATTGGGCTTCGGTTCTTCTGCAACTTTTGGTTCTTCTTGCGCTTCTGGTTCACTCTGTATTGGTTCTGTAGTTTCTGCAGCTTCTACAGTCTCCCGATCAGCTAAACCAAGTTTATTTGCGTAAAATTCACCTGAATTCTCACTTGTGAGCACATTGCTCGCTTCTTTGTCACTCATGGTTTTACCAAGGATTTACCCTATAAGACGTATAGGTACGTTTGTTAGGCAATGTAGCCCAAAATGGTTAATTTGTCAAGCTATTGATTGTGTGGCCTGTTGCATATATTCATATTGCTCAGAGTTGCGCGCTTGGATTTCTTTTTCAAGCCTAGCCGTGTCCATATGATGCAACAACAACTCCATAATTGAGTCGATTTCTGTCTTGTTTTGAGTGGTAATTGCCCTTGTATTCACATCGTGAACCCGAGCTTGGAGCATAGATTCAGTATTGTGAGCTTTGGCAGTCTGACGCATAAGTTCACGTTGGGTTTCGGCTTGTTGTTTAACGCCCTCAATGTCTTGGCGTTGTTTCATAGCCATTTGCAGTTGCTGAATCTGCTGTTGCATCTGCTCTACTTGCTTTTTAGACATAGCAAGTTGCATTTGAACTTGTGGAGGAATCTTAGATTTCTCGTCAATTTGAGACATTGGGTTGGCTGCAGCCAGTCTATCGGCAATTGTGCTTGCACCAGGAAAGTCCATATTGCGAATAAACAAGTCACCGGCCATTTGCATGAGGTTTGGATCGGCAGCAAACAAGGGCATCATGGCAGTAACTGCTTCTTGGCGCTTGGAGTTGTAGCCTGGGCCTGTATCCATCACCACATCGTATTCACCGATGGTTACGTCATTTAGGATTTTCTGAATGCCAAACTCGTCTGTGCCAGGCGTGTTGAGCTTAACTAGGTCTGGCTGGCCATCATCTCCAATGATCCGCATTACACGCTCTGTATCGTAGATTTTGGGCACTAGATCAAGAATGATCTTTCCAATGTGTCTAATGGATCGGGTCAAATTGTCGTAGAAGTGGAAATTGGTAATGTCCACTTGCTGTTGCTGACCATTCAACGCCTTGCCAGAGATATTGCCAGTTGGTTGTTGATTAGGATCAACAATCCCAATCACCGCTTGCAAGTCTTGTGATATAGCAGCACTAGCAGCCATGATGCCGGCAGGTGGTGCTTCAGGTTGTATCCTAGTGGGTACAGGAGCTGGTACGCCCTCAATGTCCTTTTGCTTGTATCTTAGGACTGGGGCAGACTTGACGTTGGCTTGTGCCCATTCATTTTCATGCCCCTCGTCTTGACCTTCAGCCAATAACCACTTGGGTTTGGGCGCTAGGGCAATGCTCTCGGTCATAGAGGTTTGCCAGAAGTTGTACATTCGCTGTGGGTCTTTGGCCATACGCACTAGACCAAACTTCTTGCGCTTGTTTTCAACGATTAATTGGTGTCCATAAACTGGGATGATAGGGATAAAACGACCAGGCCACACACCCTCTTCTAGGATTTGCATACCGGTCAGCTTTGCCCAGCGTATTTCTTTTTTAATTGTGTCTCTAGAATCAATTACAAGGGCTGGATCGCCTTTGTATTCATCTTTGTATACCTTACTACCATCAGACAACAATAAGAGCTTGGTGGGCGTTCTAACTGTGTAGAAGTATTCAGCAATGCGAATATCTTCCTTCATTACCCACTCAGCATTACTATCACCAGCTCCACGCTGATTAAACTGTACGCCCTCGTCAGCGTCTGGGTACATCAAAGCAAACTGTTTCTTGCTGATAACTTCAGTAATCAATACCTTTTCTGCGTCTGACCCATCAGGCAATATGCTGTTGGGGTCAAAGTAAACAGTAAAGGGGTTCATGATGGACTTAATGTAGATTTCCTGATCAAAGGAATCTTCACGCACATAGTCTGTGCTTACCCTAATAAATCCCCAACCCATGCGAACTGTATAGTCTGCAGCGTTGTCGTAAGCTTGGTCAGCGTCTGAGTTGACCTCGATGTGCCTACAAATTCCAGTTAAGATGTCTGCCATCTTTTCATCAGACTCAGAATTAACACCATGAACCTTGATTCTTGGGCGTTGTTGTCTAATGTTGTTAGTAACCTGTCGACAATATGCGTCTATCTTGTTGATAGTTAGGCAAGGTCTAGACTCTAAAGTGCGTGAGTTTTGAATCTCTACAGGCCATTGATCACCGGCACTAAAGCGTAAGTCTTCTAGCGCCTCGGTTCGGTTCATCATATCGGCTTCTACACACAAATGTAAGAAACCTTGGGCATCTGCTATTAATTCACTTGATTCTAGATCATCTACCATATTTAACCCATCCAAGAAGATTGAACAATTTGAGACGCTTTCTTCACGACTTTCTTAGGTTCACTAATCATTAGTCCTATATATCTAAACGCATCAGCACCATGACTATATTGGTCGTGTAATGGCGTTTTGCTAAACATTCCAGTCTCAGGATCAACCTCATACCTGTAATGTCTTAGCGCTTCTAGCCCTTGATGACAGTTTTCACGATCAAAGTAACAGTTGCTGAAGATAGTTCTGGCAGCATTGATTGAGTCAACAATAGGTACTTTAGGTACTATTCTAGTCTTATATCCTAAATTTCTAACAATTTCTTCTATACTTCTGCCATTTCCAGCCAAAGTTTTGTTCTCAGCATCGTGTGGTAACCACAAAGTATCGTACAAATACCCAAAACCTTGCATTTTGTTAAGTATTGAGCTGATGGTCTCTTGGTTAGTTTCAAAATAGCGTACTAACCTGTTCTCCATGCCCACAAACTGCATAAACCATATGGCAGTAGCATCAGACCATCCAAGGTCAAAAATGGCGTGTACAGGCTTTGTAGCGTCATATGGCACTCTAGTGATGCGACCATCCAACTCTGCAAACTGCATCTCTTTGGCAAAGATAGCGCCATCTACTGTTTGTCTACATAAACCTTCCCAGACTGTGTTGTAGGCTTCTGGGTCTCTAGCTCTTAGCGAATCTTTCTCTAATCTTAGTGTCTCTGGAAACCAAGGGTTATCTGACCAGTTGACCTTGGCAACTATGGAATTTTCAGGGGGATTGAGAATGAATCTCTGATACGTTTCATCAGTCTCCAATTCTGGGTTAAAGGTGATCCATATTTCAGAATCCTCCTTACGAATCGTAGGTATTAAGGTGTTCCATGAAAATCTGCTGATGGTTTGTGCTTCTTCACACCAGCAAATATCCACGCCCTCAACTGATTTTACGTTAGCAATGTTATTTTTCAGACCCACAAAGAAGAATTCTGTACCATTCTTACCTCGTATGGATGTTTGGGTTATTTCATAAAATGTTGACAAACCCAATAACTCAATTTGGTCGCATAGCAGCTTGTGTACTGAGTCTCTAATAGAAGTCTGATACTCCCTGGCACACAATACCCTTAGCGTGGCCATCGCACCTTTAATCAACAGGGCTTTGGCTACCCCATGAGATTTGCCTGCACCCCTACCGCCATAGAGTGTGCGATAACGTGATTTGGCTGGGTTGAATAGACATGAGAGCTTCTCAGGAAACTCTGCCTTGCTTATCGCTTGCTGGACTTCATTCATTAGGCTTTACAAAACTAACCTGAATATGTGGAATCAACGCTGCGCCATCTGCTCCAGTCATTTCTTGCTTAACAGTTTCAGACCAGCGCATTTGTGCCTTTGTCCACCAAATCAATGAGGTAGTATCTCCAGAAATAGCCTTACTGAACAACGTCTTGGCAATCTGCCCATTGGCTTTAGCTTTACCTAAATCAAGTTCGTTGCGGTAATACTTGCGCAGCGTCTTATCGTCTATTCCCACAAGAATAGCTATTTGTTCGTGAGGCAAGCCCAATCCGCTAGTACTTTCCACTAGCTTTTTGTGCTCATCTGTAACAATATGTTCTCTATTCATTTTATAAAGGGGAATTTAACCAATTTGTGTTACTTCTGTCAACAATACGGCCTTTTTGCCAGTAAAGTCTTCCCATCGTTTTACGATAACATCGCAGTATTTGGGGTCTAGTTCCATTAATCTAGCGTGTCTATTTGATTTCTCACAAGCAATTAATGTGCTACCTGATCCACCAAATAAATCCAAGACCAAGTCACCAGCTTTACTACTGTTGTTTATTGCTCTCAATGGTAATTCAACAGGCTTTTGCGTAGGATGAAATGTATTTCTAGATTCTTTTTTTAATTCCCATACTGTTTTTTCATTTGTAGGGCCATACCATGCTGGCGCACATCCATCTTTATGTAAATACATACATGGCTCAGAATTAGGTATGTACTGTGACATAAAAGCCCCTAATCCTGATTTAACTTTATACCATTGAATAACTGCTCTTAATTTCAAAGGTAACTTGGATAATGCAGCATATGTTTCTATCGATTTACCTGACGCATACCATACATAAAAAGCAGCTCCATCTTTCGTGTTTGGTACTGCTGTAATTAATGCACCATAAAACAAACCAGTTAAATCGTCACCTTCTAATGTATCAGCAATGATGCCTTTGCGTTTCTTTTGATTATGTCCACCTTCATATGCTACGCCATAGGGTGGGTCAGTAAACAGTAAGTCAGCTTTTTGATTTTCTAACAATGTTTCAACAGCATCAATGCTAGTGCTATCCCCACACATTAGCTTGTGGTTGCCCAGCTGATAAATGTCACCAGGCTTGGTTACTGGATCTTCAGGCACTTCAGGAACAGCATCCTCGTCTGTTAGACCTTCAACTATTTCTGGTTGCATAAGCGCAGCCAATTCATTTACGTCAAATCCTAAAATATCTAACGCAAAACCATCGGCCATCAAATCATTTAACTCTATGGTTAGTAACTCATTGTCCCAACCAGCATTCATAGCCAACTTGTTATCAGCAATTATGAGTGCTTTTTTCTGTGTTGGCGTTAAATACTCAAGCTCAATCACAGGAACATGGGTCATTTTTAGCTTTCTAGCAGCTAATAAACGCCCATGCCCTGCAATAATTCCTTTTTGACCATCAACCAATATAGGATTAGTCCAACCAAACTCTTTGATAGACGCAGCTATTTGCGCTACCTGTTCGTCAGAATGAGTCCTAGAATTGTTAACATAAGGGATTAATTCCTCAAGACTGATTTGAATTATCTGCATTAATTTTTTCAGGTTTTGGTAGTTGCGTCTGAGCGTGAGCGACTAGCTTGGCTACCATCTCTTGCATATCCCTGATCTTGTGCTCTAGGCTTGCAATGATTAGGTTTAGCTCTTGGGTTGTGTGCTCGAATTTAAACATTACTTTTTGTCCTTCTTTTTGGTTGCAGCTTTTTTCTCAGCGTAGGCAATTGCCACGGCCTGTTTAACAGGTTTACCCGCAGCGACTTCGGTCTTGATGTTCTTTTTAAACGCTTCTGGCTTTGTTGATTTAATTAAGGGCATCTTCTTCTACCTCGTTTTCTTCCCAAACGATGTCATCTTCTACAAATGCAATGAGTAGGTCAGCCAGCTCAACCCATTCTGTGTCTTCTGCACCAACTTGGTCAATTGCGTATTGGGCAATTTGCAAGCGAAACTCTTTGTCTTCTTGATCCATAAACATGATTATTCCTCTACAACAGCGCAGATATCTGCTTCTTGAATGATTTGATA